TTGGTTTTCAGAGTAAAAAGTTTCGTGATACAAACACCCCTATCTATATATTTATTTTATTATATATGTAGATAACTATATGTTGTACTGTGGTAAGGGATTGTATGCGATTAAGCTTTAGTTAATGCGATTGTATTGAATCCGTCAAAACTGACACAGATTAGAGCCAAAAAAAATTTAGATTATTTTAATGTCAGTTGATTTAATTTAATTTGATATAAAATATATCTGTGTACTATTGGAAGCAACACAATGTATTTTAAGGCAATTTGAGACGTATATAATGCCCTTACTTAATTCGATAAGGTGTTTATATATTAGGCACAAAAAAAAGCCATCTAAGAGGCTTAAAATAGTTTATATTAAAATATGTTAGTATATACCAATAAAAAAACCGCTGCAAATTAATACAGCGGTTCAAATAATTAATATAATTTAAGTTTATTCCTGGTCTTTTATAATTCTGTTACTGTTTTCTAAATTAGCTATAACAGAATTTAAATATTTAGCGGAAATATAAACACCGTTATAACTTTCATTGTTTTCTAATTTGTAAAGTAATTCTATTACTTTTTTAAGATCTTCTTGCATAATTTCTATTTATTAAGGTTTAGTTAAATTTTCTTAGTTTACTTAAATTATTTTGAACTAAGTAGAAATAAACTTTTGCAATATCTACTTTTTTGTAATTGTGAACGCCTAAATAAAAGAAAGGATTTTTCTTACTTACTTTTATAAACTGTTCCAGACTGTAATAATCCCTGAAGGGTTTTCTAATGGTTGTAATACCTTCACCTATATTTACAGTAATTATATCTATTTGCTCATTTAAGGCAAAAATTAAAGCACTATTTAAGGTGTTAAATTTATATACCTTATTAACTTTTTTTGTACCGAACAAAAGCCTTTTTTGTTCTGTGGTTTGTGTTACTTCGTAAATCATAACTTTAAATTTTAGTGTTATTTTTTTGTTCCTGGTTTTTCGACCTGTAAGAATTATATAAATATGGATCGGCTAAATTTACAAGATCCTGAATAGTTTTTTTAAATCTACTACAAGAGTTTATATAATTGTCATTAAAAATATCAATTCTAATTTCGTAAATTTTAGAATTTTCATTTAATATACTTATATATAAATTATGATTAATTAAGTCACTTATACTTTTAATCGTTGCTGTTGTCGTTCTCGATCGTATTTTATACGATGGATCAAAATAGAACGTAATGTAAATTTCGTTTTTCATTTTTTTAAATTTTAGTGGATTAATAAACCTATTTTATTAGTAGTTGGATCTATTGCATTAAGATCATTATTTGAGGCGTTAATATACCCTTCCTTTTCAAGTTCCTCAAGTGAATAGAATATTTTCGAATGTCGGTCCGTTTCCTGGTCAATTAAATTATCAAAACGAGAGCCAAGCGAATAAATAACCGTAAAATTAGACGGCAAAAATTCGAATTCATCAAATAACATTTTAGATTTTGTATATGCGTAAAAAGTAACATCCTCAAATTGTTGCATAATTTCGAACCATTGTAATATATAATTACGGTTATAAAAATCGCCTGAATCGTGAATACGTACGTGCGTGGCTTTTCTTCGTTTTATTGCTTCAGTAATTTTAGCATTGAATAAATTTGGCTCCTTAGTAAGTAAATACCGCTTTTCATAAGCTTTTTTTGTATTGCTCCATATAAAAGAACCTTTACGAGCGTAGCAAAATTTTATACAATCTTTGGCAAATGGGCAAGTAACTTTGCCTGTACTATGGCTTTTATAGGCCGATATACCGAAATTATACAAACGTATGTTTTCCTTTTTGCTTGTTTTCTTCATTTTATCGTTTTGCGTTAATACTTGCGTATGTTTTAGCTCTTGTAAATCTTCAATTGTAAAATTCATTTTTTTGTGTTTTTTGGTTAGTTAATAAATAAAATTAATTGTTTGTAGACATTGCACCCACAAACATTAAAATTCCTGATAAAATAACAATTAATGCGATCATTTTTTTTTGTGTTTAAATTAATAATACGGCAATTTAATTTAAAAATATTTCTTAAAATAATGTTTCAAAACTTGCAAATGTCACAATGTCACCTCAAAACCTCCCTCCTATCGCACACATATAATTTTCTCGATATGATACCACTCCCCTACCCTCAACCTCCCCTCCCCTCTCTAATTTTTAGTCCATTTAGTAATACGCTTTTATTTTGTGGCAAAAATTTTGAAAATAAAAAAATGTTTATATCTTTGCCTTCGAACCAAAAAACTAAAACTAATTTAAATTGCTAAGAATGAGTAAAGAACAAGAAAATCTACTTAAACAAGTTCGACCAATGTTAATAACTGGTTGGAACTTAAACAACGAAGAGAAGTGTTACGATGTTAAGTTATCGTTTGCATTTTACCCAACCGAATATGATGGAGGTAATCCACCTCGAATCAGATATACTTTAATTATGGAAAGTGGTCGAGAGCAAAGTAATTTAAATTGTTCTAAGCACTTTACTGATATGATTAATTGTATTACTAAGTGTATATATGAGGGGCAGTCACACTACCGACCTCAATAGTGAAAGTTCCATTTTGAAGATAATTTAATTTAGGTTTATATACCGCCCCTCCTTATATGTTAAACAAAGAAGAACAAATAGATTTAATAGTTTTGATAGCTACTTTTAAGAGCTTTAACGAGCAATTATATAATATGAAAGGTAAGCACAAGGCTCAAACAAAGATGTGGTTTAATAGACTACTTAACACAGCTCGTAGTTACGAGAATAGTATCAAGTCACAAACTGATTTGATTGATGATGAGAATTTAGAGATAATCTATGATTCTATCACAGAATTAATTTACGCAATAAAAGAAAACACAATTAATCAAGTAAAAGAAGAAACAAATGAAGGGACATTGGAAGAAACAATTTAATTACGAGTACTTAGGATCGTATTCGTTAGATGGTAAGAAAGAGATTGTAGTAACAGTTAGTAAACTATCTCAAGAGAAGGTTACTGGACAACAAGGTAGAAAAGAAGATTGCTTTGTAGTTTACTTTAAGGAGTTTGACAAAGGAATGATACTTAACCGAACTAATGCAAGAGCAATAGAGAAGGTAGCGGGAAGTGGATTAGTAGAGGATTGGGTTGGTACACAAGTTACATTGTATGTAGAGAAAGGTGTCAAAGCTTTTGGTGATGTAGTCGATGCGTTGCGAATCAGAGATAAGAAGCCGACTAGACAAACTATGACTAAGGAAATCGAGACGAGTATGTTAGATGCTATTAAGAGTGGTAAGTCGGCTCAAGTAGAACAAGCTCTTATTAAGTACAATATGAGTGCTAAACAAAAAGAGGTTATTAATTTAGAATTGTCTAAGATATGATGAAAATAACTACAAAAATAGACAAGGTTAGAACTCTATTAATAGAAAAGCCTTGGTTAAGAGATAACGATAATATGTTATTAGCATACATTTGGGAAAGTGAATTAAAAGAAAAAAAAGTTGGCACTCAAAACGATATGTTTTTAGCTATGTATGGAATGGGTAAACTTTCAAATGCAGAAAGTATAAGAAGATGTAGACAAAAACTACAACAAGAAAACCCTGAACTTAGAGGTGGTAACTATAAAGGTAGACAGATGGCAATTGATGATGTAATAGAGGAACTTAAAAACTTTGATAAGCTATGATGTTATTAATAATTATTGCTTGGATATTAGTAGTTGCTAAAGCTCCTTGGTGGATTTGGGTTTGTTATGTAATTCACGTTGTTGGTGGTCTATCTCTATGGCTATTTGAAAGCAACGATACTGTAAATAAATTAATTGATAAACTAAAGTAATTATGGACACTTATATACCATTATTAGTTATACTTGCTATTGTAAGTTATGCAGCTTACTTATCTTTAAAACTAGACGATAATAAAAAATGAAAACATTTAAGACTGACCAAGAATACTACGGAGACTGGGAGTACACAACAAACTCTCAATTAGGCTACATCAAAAAAGGATGGGAGTACTATGATATGATGAAGCGTGGAGGTATGATAGACTCACCTGCTTTAAGATTCGGCAACTTAGTTCACACACTTATATTAGAGCCTAAAGAGTTCCAACGTAAGTTTATTGTAATTAATCCTGAAGATAGACCTGAGCCAACTAAATCGATGGCAAGTAAATTAAATAAAGCTTGGAAGATTAAGATGGAGGAAAGAGAGGGTATTGTAATTGGAATGGATCAATACAACTTAGCTTTGAATCTTCGGGACAAGTTGTCCAGGATTGATGAAGTTAAAGCTATTTTAGATAACTCTGAGAAGGAAGTACCGAAGTGTTGGATAGATTTTAACACGATGCGAAAGTGTAAAGGTAAAGCCGATATAGTTGTAGATGGTGGTGATATGTTAGTAGACATTAAGACTACCTCTAAACCAATTAGTGAGTTCAGGAAAAGTGCTTACAGGTACAATTACCACAGACAAGCTGCGTTCTATTTAGATGGCTTCGGAGCAAAGGAGTTTGTATTTGTTGTAGTAGAAACACAAGAGCCTTATCAAGTAGGTATATTTAGATGTACTGAGAATTTTATAGACCAAGGTAGGCAAGAGTACATTAGTTTACTGGAGATGTTAAACCAACCAAAAACGAAAGTTATACACGAAGAGTTATGAGAAGAAATGTAGCTACTGATTATGGAATACGAAAGTTAGAAAAAGCACTTCCTGATATTTGTTTATATTGGAATGTGAGTAAAGATGATATGTTAAGTAAGTGTAGAAATAGGAATTTAGTTTACGCTAGGCACTCATTAAGGTATTTACTTTATCAAGACAAAAAGTTACCTTTAGCAGAAATTGGTACACTTACTAATTGTGACCACGCTACTGTCCTTCATTCAGTTAATATGTTTAGAATATTAATGAAGCAAGACTTTATGTTTAACCAGTTATTTGCTATGATAAATAAAAAATTAGTTTATAATAGGCACAGTACAATAAAGTCTAAGATAAAGCAAGTAATGACATCTGATTTGTCACAAAAAGAACAAATAGAAAAATTAGAAGACCTATATAATGAAAATAGATAGAGTAGATGTTTGTCACGAGACAATCCAAGAGGAAACAGATGAGAGTATAATAGTATCTGTAGTAGAAACAGATAACGAAGATGAGTTTCAAATCAGGTTTCATTTAAATTACCACGAGGAACTTAGTCCACTTGTAGGATTATGTGTAGATGAAATGAATAAGACACCTCAAGCAAGAGAATTTTTTTTAAAGGTCGTAGACCAATATTATGAGCAATTTTAATTTTAATTTTAACTAAACACGAAAAGGATGAGAGATTTATCTTTAAAAGGCGAGATTACAAAAATCGCTAAACTAGAAACTGGAATGTCTAAGGCAGGAAAGGAATGGAAAAAGTTAGGGTTTGTTATTACCACAGAAGGTGAGTACCCTAAAGATGTTTACTTCACAGTATTTGGTGAGGAGAAAACAGCAAACTTTATGACTTACAATAGAGTTGGTCAAATTGTAGAGGTATTTTTTAATATCAATGCAAGAGAGTTTAACAACAAATGGTACACGGATCTTGGTGCGTGGAAAGTAGTTAGTGAAAAGATTACTGAGTCTAGTACTCCTGTAACAGAGACAGCTTCTGCTAACGGATTTCACAAAACTGACGACTTACCATTTTAATTAACAAAGGTGTGGGTGATTAACTGTTAAACCCTTATAATCTCAGCTACAGAGTGCGATATTGCAGAACCAAACCTGAGAACCTTTTATTATAGCTCTCCGTTTTTTTACTTATTTATAAGTTTTTGGATTTAATTTATGAGGAGAGCTTAGTACGTGAGCAAGCTACGTGAACGCTGCAAAATATACGAGAGTGGGCTGCGTGAGTGCTACATATCTAAATCCTAGCTTCAAGCGATATGGGCTAGGTTGTTCTTGTACAAGGGGAGACAAATAAACTTGGTTGTCTATGCGGCTCCCCTTTACTTTTTTTCTTAACCAAAGAAATACGAAAATTGAAAATGGCAAAAAGATTTACTGAAACGATGAAATGGAATGAGGATTGGTACTTAGACCTATCCCTAGCAGATAAATTATTTTGGATTTATATTTGCGATAATTGTGACCACGCAGGTATATTCAAACCAAACAAAAGAATGTTTGAGTTATTGATAGGCAACGAAATTAACGTAGAATCATTCTTAGATAATGTAAACTTAAACAAACCAAGAATTTGCGTTCTAGGTAATGGAAGGTGGTTTCTTACAGGCTTTATAGAATTTCAGTACGGCAATAAACTCAACCCAAATAATAGAGTTCATAAGTCTATATTAAAATTGTTAAATGAAAACGATATTAGTTTAGACCTTCCTAACAATAAGATTAGTTTAGCAGAACCTATTAATACTAGAAGAAATATTCCTGAGTCCACCCAAGAAGTTATTACATACTTCCTAGAAAAAGGTAGCAACAAAAGGGAAGCTGAAAGGTTTTTTTACTACTACGAATCCCAAGGGTGGAATGTAGGTAAGAATCCAATGAAGGATTGGAAGATGGCAGCTTCAGGGTGGATTTCAAGGAATAAAAAAGATAAGCCCGATCCTGATTACTTAGGAGGTCAATTAAATGCTATGAAGAACTAAAATGGCTCTTTATAAAGTAACCTCTAAACAAGAGGTAACCGATTATTGTAAAGACATTTACTCTAATGGTTACACAAAGGGTCTTACTTCAGGTATTAAACCTTTAGACCCTCACTACACTTTCCGTAAAGGTGAGCTAACCATAATGACTGGGTTTGCCAATATTGGAAAAACTACAACACAACTTTTCTTAATGATGATGGCTTCTAAGCTTTACGATTACAAGTGGCTTATGTATTGTCCTGAGAACGAACCTATCGGTGATTTGATGATAGACATAGCTGAGATGTATTGTGGTAAGACAGCCGACAAAGAGTTTAGCGATAGGATTAGTCAAGATAATTACCTTAGAGCTATCGAGTGGGCATATGAGCATTTTACTGTGCTTACATTTGATGAGACACCAACTGTAGATGAGGTGTTAGAATCGTTTGAAGAGTACTTGCAAGTAGTTAAGATAGATGGTATATCTATAGACCCTTTAAACGATTTAAAAGCACCACCAAAGATGAGTAAGTACGATTACTATTATGATGCTTTAAGTAACGTAAGAAGGTTTATAAAGCGTCACAATGTAATGTTTTACTTAGTGGTCCATCCAGGAACAGCAGCTAACAGAAGAAGAAACGAAGATGGTACTCGACCTGCTCCCAATATGAGTGATGTAGAGTTTGGTGCTATGTTTGGTAATAGGGCAGATAACTTTCTTGTATTTCATCGTAACCCACAAAGTGAGAAGTGGAATGTTACTGAGATACACGCACAGAAGATTAAGTTTCAGAAGTTAGTCGGAGTACCTACACCTGAACTTACACCTGTCTGTTTGTTTTATTCTTACAGTTTGCGTAGGTTTAGATACCTTAATGAGAACGGAACTTTAATTGATCCGATACAAGAAACGATAATCAAAAGACCAACTAACGATATATTTTAAATTACTATGCCTGACCAAATTACACTAAAAGCAATTAATTTATTGCGAGAAGCCGACCCGAATTTAGACGAGATGAATAGTCTCGATAAGTTTATAGCACATCAAAGAGAGGTGATTAAGATGATGAAGCAATTTAAGGGACACCCACAAGCTGAGAAGTTAAAGCCTAGATTAAAGGTGTTCGAGGAAAGTGCGTTAGCATTTACTTGGGTACACACACAGATGATGGCTTATAAAAGAGAAAAGCTTTTAGCCAATGCCAATGAAATGGAGATGGCTAATGCTGTTATAGAACTTAAAAGTGAATTAGATATATTAACTAAATTAAATAAAAAATGAAATGTACTGAATGTGGTGAAAAACTAATATGGGGTGGCGATCACACTTACGAAGATTATGGTTTGGAAGGAGATGGTATTGTAACAAATTGTTCTTGTCCAAATGAAAATTGTGATGTAGAACAAATACTTATTTACAAAACAATTTAAAATGACTGAAAAAGAATTAAACTTGTTAGACCGATTCGCTAGTAAGTATAAAATTGATTGTGTCCCTTCTGAGGGAAAGTATGATTTTTGGGATTTTACCTACGAGTGGGATGCAAGGAAGTTCTATTGCGAGATGAAAAAAAGAAACTTTACTTTAGATACAGCTAAGAGTAAATATCCTGAAGGATTAATATTGGAATTGCACAAGTACGAAAGGATATTAAGAAAGACTAAGAATGAGAAATCAGCTCAAGGTTTGTATATTAATTTCTTTGATTGTGATTCTGTCTTAGTATTTAATTTAAACAAAACTAGAATAAATAATTGGGTTTGGAGAACAATGCCCGAATCTACTGACTTCGGAAGGAAAAGTTATGTTTATAAGTATATTACTTTATTAGAGTATGATAAAGGAAAAGTTTTGTATATTTGAGCGTTCTTACGTTTTTTGCATAGTTCGTAAGTTTTTTGGTTAGAAATAAGGAAAGGATGTCTATTTGTAGATGTCCTTTTTTTTTGTACTTTAGCGAGTGTTATGGCAAAGTTTAAATGTAATAAGTGCGAAGAAGTTAAAGAGCTATCAAGTTATTCAATTAAGGTAGTTGATGATAAGGTAGTTAGTCCCGAAGCGATTTGTTGCGATGAGCATATGGATCGTGTAAAGGAAGATAATGGATTCGGAGGTATTATAAAGAGACCTAACGGAACTGTAAGTGGAAAGTTTTAACCAAAGAGATTATGAGTAGCATAGAAGAACAAGTTTGTTTTAAGATTTTAAAGCGTTCTGACGTAGGTAAAGAGAAATATGGCACTACGATGGAGCGAGAAGATTTAAGTAAGTTAGATTGGCTTAAACACGCTCAAGAAGAAGCGATGGATTTAGCTGTGTATTTACAGAAGTTAATCGAGCTTGAGAAAGGTAAGCCATTTAAGTACGAGTGGAATATGACTAAGCCTAGTAGTGACCACAACAGTAAGATGCTTGACTTGGAGATAGAAAATTTAGGAAAAGAAAAAGAGGACAATTAGTCCTCTCCTTGCTCTTCGTCTGTAGAATCCACTATCCAATTTCCAAAGATTTCTTCAGCTATCTCTTCGGGTGTTTTTTTGTCTCTCGTATCCATTCTGTCGGTATATATTTGTTAGCCCACTTTATATTATTCTTATCGCACCATTGGGCATAGGTTGTGCGACTATTCTTATTTAACTTATTGCTAGGTCTCATAAAGACCATTCGTATATCCAACTCAGGGTGTTGCTCTATTACCAGTAACATCTTTTTCCGATCCTTAGAGGTAAACCTTCCCTTTAGTTCAATAATAATTCCGTTTGGGAGTATAAGGTCAGGAATATACTTTCGCTGTTCGGAAATCTCGTAGTAAAGATTAATAGTTTCATACTCAAAAGGAATTTTACTTTTATGCAATTTAGAACAAACATCCTCTTCATATTTACTTCTATATCTATTGTTGTCTATTTTCATAATAAGTCTTTTTATTGTGGCAACTGTGACATAATCCTTGTAGATTAGATTCGTCTAATTCAGCTCCACCTTGTTTGATAGGTACAATGTGGTCGACTACATCAGCAGGTTTAACCATATCATTTTTTAAACAATGAACACACAAAGGGTTCTTATCTAATACAACTTTTCTTAACTTTCGCCAAGCGTACTTTCTGTAGAACGAAGTGTCACCACCCCAAGACTTGTTTTTTTCAGCCTTAGTTCGTCTATCTCTTGGTTTAGGAAGCCAAGGCATATTATCTTACTTAGATTTTGCTGATCCACCAAAGAAGAAGTCTATAATGGTGTTTACTTTACTTGACATAGCACCAAATACTGTACTTATAAAACCTATTTCATAATCTGAAAGTTCTAAAGTATTTGTTATAAAGCACTTGAACATAAAGTAAGATATAAGAAAATAAGCACAAGTAAAGATAATAGCCAATATCTTTTGTATGAAGCTATCGTCCATAAACATTGTTCTAGCACTATCTCTATCTTGAACCTCCAAAGCAAACATATCCTTCTCGTGGTCTTGTATAACTTTCTCAAACTCATTTTTAAGTTTTAATCGTTCTTCATCAGTTGTTACTACATCGTCTATTATAGTAGAAGCTTGTCCTACTAAACTTTTAATAATATTCTTTATCATAATGTAATTATATCAGGTGCGTATCTGTACTTAGTATCTCCATCTTTATCTTTATAAGCCTCTAAAACTTCTCGTCTGTTCTTAGATTTTTTAAGGGATATGTGAATCCAAGAGAAATCAAATTCATTTATCATTTGGTCAAACTCAACAGCATTATCTATAATCCAGTCGTAAACTTCTTTATTACACATTTGACCTTCCTTCCAAAACTGTATATCGACAGCTTCGCCTTTGCTGTGTTGCGACTTATTAGACCCACTAATAGCACGATTAAGCTCTTTGGAACGATAACCACTACTAATCCTGATAGGACCAAGGTGGTCACGAAGAGGCTGTAAAAGATTTGTAACAATCCTTTGCAAATTCTCCAAGTCTTTTTTTGTCGGCTCATTATCTATTCCAAGTCTTTTGGCTGTGTTACTTCGAGTAATCTCTGATAACACAAAGTTTTTACTTAGTCTCATTATTCAGTTTTTGCTTGTTTAATCTCTAAATCTTTAACTACTTTGCGTAGATTATCTACTTCTTTTTGTAGATAGTTTATTTTTAAATCTTGTTTAGCATCATCAGGTAAAGCACCCATTTCACCTCTAGGCCATTTAACTCTAAATTCGTGATTAAGTGCTACATCGTCTTGCATACGCATAACATCTAGCTGTAACTGAGAAATTTCAGCAGTCAATGTAAACCATATACCTGCAAGAGAAATAATACCTGCTACAATACCTATCAAGCTTTTTACATCTAAATGTATCTTAGAGCTTTCATTTAAATCAAAAGTATCTTGTAGCTCTTTACTCATTTATCTTTAATTTGATTAGCAGCTAACAATAATTCTATCTTGTGTAACTTAGTCGATATATCTGCTAAGATAACCTTTAATTCGTTATCAGATTGCTCTAAGTGATATACCCTAGAAGAAAGTTTAGTTACTTTAGTTTGTAGGTTAGTCCAAACACCTACACCAGTTGAGAGTAATACAACTATTGATATTATCAACTCTATTAATCCTATTGTCACTTGCATTGTTTTGTTTTAATTTAAAGGGAGTGAAAGTAGTCTATCGAAAAGGTAGCGAAAAGATACACTACAATCAATCTCCCTTTTTATACTGCTTGTATTGTTATTTTTGCTCCGTAAATCTCATCTGTTGCAGCACCTTGTTCAAGTAATAATATCAAATAATTATCTGCCACACTCTCCCAAGCTGTGCTTAATGTTAGTGTTGTATTTGCTGTGCCTGTGCCTTTTGATGTTGTTGAGTCATTTACTATTTTACTTGTTAATACTTCTATATTTCTGTTTTGACTTGCATATATATCAACATCTGTAACCTCATATCCTAAAGGCACAAAACAAGTTGCATAAATTTTACCTCTATTAACAAAGGTAGTAGGGCGTACCGAACCTAAACTATCTCTAGTGTACATATTAAAACTATCTGAGCCTGTTGTGTGAAACTCATTTGGTGCTAAAGTAATTGAAGTTGTAGTTACACCTTGATATAAATTTGGTGTTGATGTTCCTGGTGTTATTACGTTGGTTAAATCTGATGGTATAACAAATAATTTTGCCCCTTTTATTATAGGAAAACTAGGTGTAATAGCATCAATATCTATAGAACTTACTCCACTTGCAGTTTCACCATCAACTGTTACAACTAATCCATTAGGGGCTAAAGGGTGTTTTAAATATAATTTTTGATTGTCATAAACTCTTGAGCTAGTCGTTCCACTAAAATTAAGTTTACTTATTGCTGACCCTGAATTTATATCAGCGTTAGTTTCTGCAATAGAATTAATATTATCAAAATCTATAATACTTGCCTCTATATTATTTATTCTGTTTTCATTACCTTCTGATGGAGGTCTAAAACTAGTAGTACTAGCAGGTGTGGGTGCAGTTATTGTATAATTTACATTATCAACTTTAAACCACTCACCACTCATTGTCTCACTTTGAGCTTTAAAAGTACCTCCTAAAAATGAGTAGTAATTATAATCTGAATTACCATTTATAGAATATTTAATAAGTTTTATCGGTGAAACATCAGGACTAAATATATCAGCTTGTAATATTTCTAATGGCTCAACCTGAAGGTCTAAAAATTCATTACATAATAACTGTGTAGGATTTAAAAAACCACCACTATTACCTCTTCTAAATCCTGATGTAACTGATTCAGGTGTAGTACCATTTAAATATTGTATGCAATTTACATTGACTGATTCACTACCTGATTGACCTATAACTAAATCACCTAATTGGAAATCTTCTTCAGCAGTAATAGTAGTCTGATTAGCTACAAATTTTAAACCTTCTCCTTCATCAGTTAGAGCTAAAGACCCTTCTGAATCGTTAATATTTGATAAAACCGATGGAGTGTATTTATCTGTATTAAAAGTCCTGACTGATAGAGATGATATATATGGGTCTGTACCAGGCCAACTCGTGCCTCCAGGATTTATAGGTCCTAAAACTCCTCCTGCATAAGTACCATTATCATAATTATAATAATATACGTTTCTCTCACCTGTTAATTTAACGTGTACTTGACCAGTTATTGGTGGTAAATCAGCTTCTACATTTAAACTGCCCCAAGTTGTAATTACTCTTTTTCTTGATGATAGATTTATGTTTGGCCATTGAACTTCCATATTACAAGGACCAACACTATTACTAGAATTTAACTGGTCAGGATAGTTTGGGTCAGACCCTAAAGATGTTTGTGCGCCTGGTGGATAACCTATTACGAGTCTATTTGTTGGCTCAGATATTACCCATCTGTACCTATCGCTAGTAGTTGAATGTGTTAAATAATAGTCAGTTGTACCATCACTAATTCTAACTTGCCAATAAAATTGACTATAATAGTGCATACCTTGTAAAGACGGGTCAGTTTGTGATAATGTATTTAAGTTATCTATTACAAGTGATTCTGATAATACTTCTTTGTAATATAAATTAAGATTTAGATTTAAACAAGCTGAATCAGGTGCAGACGGGTCGTTTTGCATATCACCTACAAAAGTGTAAGATGAATAGTCTTGTGGTATTATTACTATTTGTGCTGAACCAAATGAATAGTTAGCTGTAACACTATTGTAAGGAGGTTCATAAGTAGATGTTCCACCACCCATAACAACACCTCTATTAGCATTTGTTGTTCCATCAATAATTAATAAATTATCCTCTACCTCTGATGATGGAGTATCTGCTTCATCTCCCTTATCGTATTTGTAGAATGTTAAATCTCCTGATGTATTACCTTTGTAATTATTAGGTTGAATAAAGTTATATCTACCATCTGATAAAAGTCCAACAGTATTAAATGTTTTTAGTGACTCTTGTAATACTTTATACTTATGGTATCTATTTGGAAACTTCTCAGGGTCTGTTATAAATGGGAATTTTGAAATTCTATATAATGAAAATGGATCGTCTGATTGGTAGGTATCTCCATCTCTCCACCAATCTACTGATGTGTATATCCAATCTTGATTATCTCTAGCAGGTGCATTGTTATTAACTCCTGAATCTGCTGTTACATTATATATACCTGAGTCATCTCCAAAATCTTTAATGTGTTCTATTATAGGATTAGCAGTTGCTGTTTCTGCTGCTGTTAAAGACGATTCAGGTTGCTTTGAGTAAGTTCCTATTGAGTCTGCCGCTGTAATATATGATTGATATGGAAATGGGAAATTTTCAAATTGTGAGAATGATGGTTGTACCCATCCGAACCACCAAATACCTGCATCACTTATGGCATTTTTATACACCCTAACAAAGTATCTCCTATCACCTTTACTAAATACATCATACATAAAATCTTCATCAGTAGAGTTTTGTATGTTACATTTGATAATACATTCTGATGTAATATATTGTCTATCTCTAGTACCTCCTTCACCAGTCCATCTAACTTCAAATCCCTCCCCGTGTAAATCAATTACACTACTACTTCCTGCCCAATCTTTTCTCCATATCTCAACATACCAAGTTGTACCTGCTTGACCTGAAATTTCAGCGTGTCTATACTTTCCGTAAGCCATAATACCTTTTTATCTTCTTTGTTTTCTTCTGTTAGCTCTATCGAATACAATCAATAAATCATCACCCGATATTCTCACATCAGGTATAGCCCCTCCACCACCTAAAGCGTGGTTAGGTATAATTGTTCCTTTTTGGGAAGGTACGAATAATTCAGGTCCTCTTTCCCCAACGAGGCTGACTTTACCTAAAGGTGGTTGACCTCCACTAGCAAATCCTCCACCAAACATACCACCTAATATATCTTTAAACCCTTGATTTTTACCAAATGCTTTTTGCGCACCTGCTGTACCACCAAGTCCAGTAAAAGAAAGTATCGCACTTAGAACAAGTGCTTTAATTATCATCGAAGCAATTTGTTTTGCTAAATCTATAAATATTGCCTTCATACCCTCTAAGAAGTTTTGACCACTTAGAATAGTATCTGCAAATGATTGAGCAAAGTTTTCTGATAAACTAACAGCTAAACTATTAAGTGAATTAGTCCACCTTTGACTTGATGCTAATTGTTCTTCTTTTAATCTAACATCTTCTTGATATGCTGCCCAAGCGTTTTCGCCAAAGATAGCATCGTAAGCTTCTTGAAGGGATCGTGTTTTAGGTTCTTTTGTAGGTGTTGTTGCACCTCCACCTTCTACACTAAAATCAAATACACCCATTATTCCTTCACCAATACTGCTTTTAAAGTTCTTGTATGTATCCATAAACTTTGAAGCACTATCTGAGAATTTACCAAATTTAGTTAATTCATCATCAGGTATAATAGTTAGTTCCTCTGATGGTGTAAAGTTTTCAAATATTGTTATACCAAACTTAGAAGCTATTTCTCTTAATCTAGTAACTGTCTTATTAAACATATCAATAAAAAAGTTACCTATAGAATTTGCTATATTTTGAAACCTCTCTTTTAGTGCCTTACCATTATCTATTACAGCTTGACCTAAAATACCTAAGACTTCTATTAACTTATCGACTATAACAACTATAGCTCCAACTACAAGAACTACTGGTGCTGCCGCTGCTATAAAATTACCCATCGCAACAAATCCTGCCACTAATGCTCCACCTAAACCACCTATTATTAAAGCTAGTGGTCCTATAGCTGCTGCAATAGTTCCTATCGTTATTATAAGGTTTTGTGTTGTATCATCTAAGGCACTAAATCTATTTGCTAGGTTAGTTAGAAAGTTTATAAGTGGCATAATTCTATCAGCAAGTAAAGCACCTAATTCTAAGTTTAGACCCTCTATTGCCGATTGCATTTTCTTTACTTTTGCGACAGTAGTTTTACTCATCGCATCTGCCATTTCATTTAACCTAGTTGTATTGTTATCATACTCATCGGTTAATTCGGCTAACTTATCTCTGTTCTCAGATAGTATAAGTAATTGATTGGCTGCTGTTGTTCCAACTAAACCTTGAGCTTCACTAAGACTCATTGTGCCACTAGATAAATTTTCTAGTGTAGAACCAAACGGAATACCCTCTTCATTCAACTTCATAAATACTTTACGAAGTCCTGTACCTGCCTTTGATGCCTTAATACCATTATCCATTAAGATACCCATCATAGCAGATAATTCTTCTATATCTACACCAACTGCTTTTGCTGAAGCACCTGCGTGACCAAATGCTGTTGCAAATGTACTAAGTTCTACTGATGAATTTGCTGCGGCACTTGCTAAGGTATTGGCTACTTTTGCTGATTGCTCTGTTTCGAGTCCAAAAGCATTTATAGATTTAGATACAACTTCTGCTGCTAAAGATAAATCTTCTCCAGTAGCTAAGGCAAGGTCTAATATAGATTGTTGCATCCCTTGTATAGCTTGTGGATCAAAACCTTTACGACCTAATATTAATTGTAGGTCGGCTACTTGAGATGCTGTAAATTGAGTAGTTGCACCTAGTCGTTTAGCTTCGTCTGTGAGCATTTTAAACTCTTCAGCAGTAGCACCTGTTACTGTGTTTACCTTCATCATACTATTCTCAAACTGAGAGAATGTGTCGAAGGCTTGTTTACCCATAGCAACTAAAGGTGCTGTAACACCAAAAGTAAGGGTCGAACCAATACGAGCTGCGTTAGAAGCAAAACCTGCTATTGATTTATTTGCTTTACCAAGACCTGCCTCTAAGCCTTTAATATTAGCAGCTACAATTATCGATATAGTTTTTACTCCACCCATTTTAAACTTTGATTTTTTTAGGTTCTGTTAATTTGTATCTTTTAAGAACCTCAGCGATTTGCTCTTTACTAGCAACATCTTTTTTAATTTTAACTTTGCTGTCCCAAGGGAAAGGCATTAATTCTTTTGGTTTAAGTCGATGTTTCGAGTGAGGTACTATACAACTGTGTACTATCATTCTAGTTTGTTCCCATCTGTTTTGAGAAAGCTGTTCGTTGTACTTTCTAAAGCCTCTTATTTTGTTGTCTAAGGAACGTGGGGTCAAATCATATAATTCTGAATCACTTAACCCCAACATTCCCAATCCAACTTCTTCTAACTTATCCCAATTTACTTCACCTGTATCTTCATCAATAATATCCTCTCCCTCTTCTACTTTCCCTTTTTCTGAGGTTGGTCTAATTGGAACGCTTCAAAGATTTCATTTATCTTAGAGAAATCTTCATTGTCTATCCATTGTTCAATATCTCGAACTTTGTACTTAAACTCTTCTCCGTTCTTCTTAGCACCATATTTTAGACCATAGTAAGCGATAATACCAACGTGGTCTATCTCTGTTCCTAGTTGATCCATTTGATTTAACTTTAAGTTACAATCGTTACAGATGTCTTTTAAAGCTAAATAACTAAATCTAATTGGTCGTTTCTGACCACCTATTTCTACCTTTTTCATTTTTTGTTACCTTTTTAATTTAAATTGATTTATAAAACTTTCTTTAGTGATATTGAACTTAGCCAAATTGTAGTTGCACCTGAACCTCGAACAATCTCAAGACTTTGCATTTCAGGATATAACAAAACCGAGTGCGTTCCTTGTGTTGATGGAATCTCCATATGTAAATCGGGACTAGATTGCCAACCTCTATCTACTGATAAAGTACCTGATGGACTTGGAGAACTTGAAATTGTATAAGTCAAAAGATAATAATCACCTGAACCACTCATTATATTTGGAGTGGCAATATTTGTAGTACCACTAGTAGTAATAATTTTACCATAACCATTTTCGACAACACTAGCTGCTCCTGTTCCTGAATTATCTACAGTCCAATAACTAGGGTTATCAAACCCTGTATCTCCAATCAACTCAGGACCAAGTCCATTTGGATAAACATTACCAGTTCCAGTAAATGTAGCCGAACAAGTTAGATTATCCTCGACTCCTGCATCAAAGCTTACCGATGATACAAGTGCGTTTCCTTGCCAATGTGTAATATCGGTAGGGTCTTGATAATCGGTCGCTTCAGGTGCTAATTCAATTTGCCAAGACGATACATATATAATATCATCTGCTACTTGAGCATTACCTAAACCTGGAGCTACAGCAAAAAGTGTTGTAGCATCTGCAGCACCACCTTCAAATTTGTAAGTTACTCTTACTCGAGTCCAATTTGCAGGAACATTATTTGCACCTGTGTTTAATCCTGTTATTTTTTTTACTGCTGCTGTAGTTAGTGTTGCTATTGTTCCATCACCACTCAAAATTTCAAAACTATCAGGCACTACATCTGAGCCATTGTTTACAAAAAAAGTAGCATCTGCATTGTTTGGACTTGCGGGGTCTCCTTTAACATAAAAAGTAAAAGTAACATATTTACCCTCTAACCTAGAACTACCTACATTGTATTGTAGTCTTTTATATGTAGCACTTCCTGTGATAGCTAATTTAGATGCTGTACTACCACTAAAAGGATCATCTTGTAAATTTGTTTGAGATATTAAGCCTGTGCCTAACAAAAACCCATCAACCCCACTTTGAGTAAGGTTAGTGCG